ATGGTCTGCCGTGAGAGTCCGGACGCCTGGTTCACGACCCTGCGCACGGCCCGGCGTGAGACGCCCGACGCTCTGCAGGGGTTCCACGAGTGCTTCTTCCTGATCGACGAGGGCAGCGCTGTCCCGGACGAAGTGTTCCAGGTGGCGCGCGGTGCGATGGGCGACCCGGGGTCCATGGGCCTGATGACCGGGAACCCGGTGCGTCTGGACGGCTACTTCCACGAGGTCTTCCACAACGCCCGGTCCGCGTGGCACTGCCTGCACTTCGCCTCGGACGACTCGCTGTACGAGCACGAGTACTCGTACCCGTACGTCAACCCGTTCGGCGAGGTCGAGCGGGTCACGGTCCGGGGCAGGCAGACCACGCGGTGGGTGGAGGAGATGCGCGAGGAGTTCGGGGAGCGGAGCGCGACGTACCTGGTCCGGGTGAAGGGCGAGTTCGCGCGGGTGGACGCGGACCTGATCATCGATCCCTCGGGCCTGGCCGCGGTCTGGACCCTGCCGAAGTTCGATGACGCCTCGCACCCGGTGCTCATGGGCGTCGATGTGGCGCGGATGGGCGCGGACGACACGGCCGTGGTGATCCGGCAGGGCCGGAACATCCTGCACTGCCAGTCCTGGCACGGTCACGACCTGGTCGAGAGCCGCCGCCGGATCGAGGTGCTCCAGGCCGAGTGGAAGGCGAAGCGGATCCTGGTCGATGTGATCGGGAACGGCTCGGGTCTCTACGACGAGCTCCGGCACCGGGGATATCCGGCGGCGGCTGTGGACGTGGCGACCCCGGCCCTGGACGACGGTGATGCGCGCTGTCACCGGCTGCGGGACTCGCTCTGGTGGCGGGCGCGCCAGTACTTCCGGCGGGGCGTGCACTTTGCCGGCGGCGCCCAGGACCGGGAGTGGCAGGGCCTGGCAAAGGAACTGGGCGCGCCGACCTATGACGCGCGCTCGGGCGTGGTGAAGGTCGAGAGCAAGGACGACCTGAAGAAACGGCACGTGCCTTCGCCGAACCGCGCGGACGCGCTGATCCACACGCTTTTCGAGGATTTCCGGATCCACGAGCACGTGAAGACGCCAAAACCGACCGCACGTCGGAAACACCGTGATGCCAGGAGGATGTGGAAGGTTTTGTAGTTACGTTGATCGGTCTTTTGCAGAGGGTAAGGAGACATCCATGCCCGGGACCGTACCACAGCACAGATTCTACGCGTGGCTGAGCGCCTGCGCCCAGTACGAGTCGAAGTGGCGTCGTGAGAACGAGGCGGCGTACGACTACTACGATGGGGAGCAGTGGACCGACGAGGAGCAGGCGATCCTCGACGCCCGCGGTCAGCAGCCGACCGTACTCAACGTGATCCGTCCGACGATCGACCTGGTGGTGGCCATGCAGGCCGAACGCCGGATCGACTACCAGATCGTGGGGCGGGAGGAGTCGGACGAGCTGATGGCGCGCCTGCTGACCGAGCTGCTGAAGCAGGTCTTCGACACGTGCGACTACAGCTACTACGAGACGCAGGCGTTCCGCCAGGGTGCGATCGGCGGCCGGGGCTGGCTGGGGGTGAGCGACCGCGACACGGAGGGGAACCGCCAGATCTCGGTCGAGCACATCCCCTGGGAGGAGATGTACGTCGATCCCTATCACCGCAAGCCCGACGGCAGCGATGCGCGCTGGATGATCCGCCGGGTGTGGATGGACCGTGACGAGGCCCGGACCCGGTGGCCGGACAAGGAGCCGGACCTGGACAGCTGCTTCACCGACGACTACCACGGGCTGGAGTACGAGGCGCAGCTGGAAGCCGCGGACCGGGGCCTGGCGCAGTACGACATCCGTCGCGACCGGATCGCGGTGCACGAGACCTGGTACCGGGACGCGACCGGTCAGGTCCGGTACTGCGTCTGGAGCGACCAGGTGTTCCTGGAGGGGAGTCCGGACAGTGACGCGGCCAACGAGCGCCCCTACACCCTGAACGCCTTCCCCTACGTCTGCTTCTACGCCTTCCGCCGCCACAAGGGGCAGCCGCGCGGCCTGGTCAAGCTCATCGAGAGCGCCCAGGACCAGATCAACAAGCTGAACAGCAAGTACCTGTGGTGCCTGTCGAGCAACCGGCTGATGGTCGAGCAGGGGGCTGTCGACAACCCGGACGAGGCGCGTGAGGAGTGGTCGCGTCCGGACGGCCTGGTGCTGCTGAACAACGGCGGCCTGCAGAAGACCAAGACCGAGGACAACCTGCGCGAGGCGTCCTCGATGCTGCAGCACCTGTACTTCCTGCTGACCATGGTCCAGCGCACGTCGGGGGTCAACGACTCGATGATCGGGGTGGGCGGGACCAACGAGCGGTCGGCGCAGCAGCAGACCCAGCGGATCCTCCAGGGCGCGTCCATGATGACGAGCCTGATCGAGAACCTGTGGTTCGCCAAGCGCCGTGTGGCGCGGCTGATCCTGCGCTTGATCGGCGAGACCTACACCGACCGGATGGTGGTGCGTGTGGTCAACCCGGACGGCACGGCCAGTCACTACGCATTGAACGACCCGGAGGGCGCGGACGGGGACGGCGAACCGGTGTTCGCGAACCGGATCGAGGACATCCTCCGGTTCGATGTGGTGCTCAGGGAAGTGCCGCCGTTCTCGACCACGCGCGAGAACTCGATGAAGATCTTCAGCGAGGTGCTGAAGAGCGGCGTGCTCCCGCCGCAGATCGCGGGGAAGGTGATCCTGATGCTCAGCGACCTGCCGGGCAAGGAGGACATCATCTACGAACTGGAGCAGACCTACGCCGCAATGGCCGGGCAGCAGGGCCCGGCATGATCATAGACAGCAGGCCCCCCGCCGCGCGGGACTCGGCCCAGCAGAGGACACAGCAGGCATGAACGACCACGACGGAATGGCCGCCTTTCTCGAGGGATTCGACGAACGTCACCCCGCAGAGGAACGCGCCGACGACCCGGCGGACCTTGGCAACGGCCGCCACTGGGAGTCTTCCGGGGACACTCCCCGCGACTCGGACAGCGAGGTCGGGACACCGGAGGAACCTCCGAAGGACACGGCCCCGGACGACGCCGCTCCGGACACGGATTCCGGCGGGGACGGGAAGCCCGATGAGGGGGACCTCCGCAGGGAGGTCGCGACGCTCGAGAAGCGGATGAAGGACAACCAGGCCTCGTACACGCGCGAACACCAGAGGGTGCTTGAGCTGGAGAAGGAACTGGCCGCACTCCGTGAACGGGCGGCCGCGAGGCCGGACGCGGACCCGGACGCCGATCCCGACGAGGGTGACGGTGACTGGTTCGCGGACGGAGAGAAGGACGGGGAAGGGAAGACGGAGAAGGACGGAAAGCGCGCGGACGCAAAGGACCCGCTCCAGGAACGGCTCGACCGGATCGAGCAGAAACTGGAAGAGGCCCAGCGGCAGGAAGCGTTGCGGGAGTGGCGTCGGAAAGAGGAGGCGTTCAGGGCCGGGCATGAGGACTACGACGAGCTTGTCGAGCAGTTCGTGGTGCCCGAGTTCGAGCGCAGCCCCGAGACCCGGCGACGTTGGGAGGCCGAGGGTGCGACCCCGGAGAAGGCCTACGAGCTGGCGAAACGCCTGAAGCTCACGGCCGAGATCGCGGCGGACCCGGAGGCCTACAAGGAACAGCTCAGACAGGAACTCATGGAGTCCCGGAAGGACGACGGGACGCCGCGGAAACGCCCGGCCAGGGTGTCCGGCAGCAGCACACCTCCGCCCGCGGAAGCGGACGGACGCGCGACCGGCATCCTTGACGAGGTGTTCGGCGGCTGACCCCGGTTCTCCGGGTTCCCGGGAGACAGATAATGGCATACTTCATCGTCGGCACGGGCGAGGACGTCACTCCTCTCCAGCACTCGCACAACATCTTCAAGGAATACCTGATGCAGCTGGCTCTGAAGCCCTTCATCGGGCGGAAGGGCTCCGGCAGACCCATCATCGTCGACGACGAACTGAAGGGCAGCGCCGGTGACACGGTGCGGTTCCACTTCATTCCCCAGAACTACTCGGACGGGATCATCGGCCAGGACGCGAGCGTGCTGGGCAACGAGCAGACCCTGGAAGAGAAGACGATGGACCTGTCCATCGACGAGGTGAACCAGGCGTTCCGGAAGAAGGGCCGGATGACCGACAAACGGATCATCTGGAAGTTCCGGAAGGAGGCGAAGAGCCAGCTCTCGAACTGGTTCGCGCAGAAGTCCGAGGACTGGCTGTTCGAGGCGCTCACCGGTGTCCGGAACGGCATGACGTACCTCTGGAGCAACACGACCGACCTGGTCAGCGGCACGGGCCGGTGCATCCGTGCGGACGGCGCCGCCGGCGCGGAGACCGTGACGGCCGCGGGCTCGGACAACACGGCGCTTGCCGCGGCGATGAACAGCGCGGACAAGTTCAACGTGGACGTGATCGAGCTGGCCGTGATCCAGGCGAAGCAGGGCAACTCGAGCTACCGGATGCGTCCGGTCCGGGTGGGGAAGAACGGCGAGGAGTTCTTCATCCTGTTCGTGGATCTGCGGGCGGCGCGCGACCTGAAGTCGGACCCGCGCTGGGAGAACAAGGCCTACAGCGTGATCGAGCGGGGGATCGGCGACGATCCCCTGGCCACGGGCGCGCTCGGGACCTGGGACAACGTGATCGTCAAGACCAACGAGCGCATCAAGCGCTTCACGGTGGACGGCGGCACGAACACGTACGCGCGGAACCTGCTGGTGGGCGCGGACGCCGCGGTCCTGGCCTGGGCCTCGACCATCGACTACACCGAGGAGCTGATCGACCACGGCCGTCAGCTCTCGTGTGCGGCGAACGAGATCCGGGGGCAGAAGAAGCTGACGTTCGACGGCGTGGACATGGGCGTGATGCAGGTCATCACCGCCAGCAACTGAGCCCGGTAAGGCCCCCTCCTCCGGGAGGGGGTACAGGAGGTATATGACATGGCGAGCACTGCGTTTTCGGCGAAGCTGCCGATCACGAAGACCTGCCTGGCGGGCGGCAGACGCATGGCCTGCGGCATCGCCGCACTGACCACGGGCACGGTCGAGCTGGACACCGGGCTGAACTCGGTGGACTGCCTGGTCTGCACGGCGGTGGGCGACACGGACACCGAGGCGGTGGCCTTCCGGATCCGGGAGGACCTGCCGAGCACGTCCGGGGTGCTGACCGTCGACGGGACCAAGCTCGATGAGGGCGAGGCCGTGGCGAACGCGGGCAGCGAGCAGTTCTGCTGGTTCGCGATCGGCAGGTGACAGAAGACACATCCGGGCCCGGGGTCCGATGAACGTTTCAGGACAGAGGAGACACTCCGATGGCAGCGACCGACATCACTGCACTGGTCGAGCAGAAGAAGACGAACAACACGTTCCACAACCTGTTCGAGCAGCACATCTACGACATCGACGTGGCCAACAGCGATTTCGAGGGGATCGAAACCGTGGCCACTCATAATCTGGTCACGATCCCCGAGGGCAAGGCCCTGGTCAAGGGCTTCGCGGTCGTCAAGGATGCGGTCACGTCCGACGGGAACGCCACGGTCCAGTTCAAGGTCGGGAGCGACACCCTGACCGGGGCGGTGGCCAAGGCCAACCTGGCGGCGGGCGACGTGATCGAACTCTCGCCGAACGATGCGGACGGGACCGGCGGCGTGGCCGGCTACGCCGCGGCCGCGGCCGACACGCTGGACATGACCGTGGGCACGGCCGCGCTGACCGCGGGCCGGTTCCTGCTGGTCCTCGAGTTCATCGACGTGGCCACGATCCTGGCCCAGGGCAACGTCTGACGCGGGGGCACGGGAGGGCCGGTGTCCCTTTCTCCTTCCTGACGCCGGTCCTCCCCCTTCTTTCAGATCTGAAGTACGCACGGTGGGGCCATGCTCACAGCATCGCAGACACTGCGGGAGATCGGGGACGTTTCGGGCGTCCGGCTCACGGAGGCGGACTGCCTTGCGCTCCTGGCCGAGGGACAGGAAGAGTTCGCCGGGCGTACCGGTATTCTCCGGACCGACGTCGATCTGTCCCTGACGGCCGGGCAGGCGGTCTGTGCGATGCCGTCCGATTACCTGTACCCGCTGCGGGCTGTGCGCAGTGACGGGGTGAAGGTGAATGTCGTGACCTGGCGTTGGCTCCGGACGAACTACGGCGCCGCGTGGGTCACGGTGAGCGGCCCGGTCTCGTACTGCTGCGGGGACTTCGATTCCCCGGGCCTGCTCCGGGCCGTGCCCGTCCCCGAGGCCGACGAGACCCTGACCGTGACGTACGTGCGTCTGCCCGCGGCCGGGACGCTGGAGGTCCCGGACCCTGATGCCCTGCGGTACTACTGCCTGTGGCAGCACCTCCTGGGCGAGGGGCCGAAACAGTACGGCCGCGCGTTCGGTTACATGGACCGGTTCGAGGCGGCGGTCTCGCTTGCGGCCGCCACGGAACGGCGGTCGCTCCGGAACCGGGTTTCCAGGAGGGCATGCTGGTTCTGATGATCACGACCTGGAAAGCTCTGCGTGACCGGCTCCGGCTTCTGCTGCAGGACTCCGAGGGCGATGTCTGGGACGATGCCGCGCTCGACGACGCCCTGGACCGGGCCCAGCTGGACTTCGCCAGGCGCACGGGCGAGCTGCGCGCGGCATTCAGTCCGTTCGCGGTCGATGGGGGCGAGATCGAGCCGGAGGACCAGCGGATCCTGGCCGACGAGTGCGACCTGGATCAGCAGGGGATCCCCCGGCAGATCCTCGATTCACTGGCGGACGCCGGGGTGTTCAGGCTGTTCCCGGTCCCGGTGCAGGACTCGGCGTACTGCGGCTACTCGTACCTGGGCGAGAACCTGGGCGCGAACGTGCTGCCGACCTTCCTGCTGGGCGCGGGCTGGGACCGGGTGGCGGGCAGTGTGATGTCCGTGGCTGCGGACGGGTCGTTCATCATGGTCTCGGACGGTGCTCCGGACAACCTGGTCCTGCGCACCACGCTGTACGGGACCGCGGGCACCCGGTGGCGGCTGCGGCTCTATGCCTCGATGATCCTCGGGGACGCGCCCGCGGTGATCGTGCGCTCCGGTGCCGGGGACGTCCTGCTCGAACAGACCATGGAGACAGCCCCCGGCGTGTACGAGGCGTTCGAGTGGACGCTTGTGAATGCCGACGGGACCCTGGTCATCGATCTGACCACGGCCACGGCAGGCACACTCGGCGTGGTCGCTTTCGCCGATGTCCGGCTCCAGTACGACTATGACGCCCAGGGCGGCGTGCTCTGCACGGTCCGCGAGAACGGCGAGGTGTCCGGCTCCTGGGACTCGGACTGGGGCGTGACGGTTGCGGTCACGGATCCGGACGCGGACCTCGCGGCCGCGCAGGTCCCCTCTGACTGGGGCGCGGTCGTGCAGGCGATCGAGTTCGATCACGCGGCGATGCTGTACTACGCGAGAGCACCGCTTCCCCGGACACCGGAGGTGTCGCGGCCGCTCGCCCTGGTCTTCGGGGCCGCGGCGGACCTGTACCGGCAGGAGGGGCCGTGGCGCAATGAGAAGGCGGCCGACGTCCTGGAGGCGGTCTGTGACCGGCACGTGGCGCGGGCGGTGGAACTGAGACGCAGGACCGGACCGCCGGTCGGGAGGAACTGATGGCGCTTGAGATCCAGAAACGGCTGATCGTGGTCGAGGACATGGACTGGGACTCGGACGGAAGCGGGGCCGCGGTCACCGTGCCCACCGCCGACGGCGGGACCCGCGAGGGCACGAAGCTGGGCGCGCGGCATGTGCCGATCAGTCAGAGCCTGCGTTCGGCCCTGGCCAATGCCGGGAGTGTGGAGGAGGCTCTGGCGTACCTGCTGAACCAGTACGAGAACGCGGGCGGTGCGGCAAGCGCCGACCAGGCGGGGCAGGTGCAGCTGGCCACGAACGCCGAGGTCCAGGCCGGAACCGATGCGCTGAAGGCGGTCACTCCGGCGGGCCTGTCCTCGAGGACGGCCACCGAGAGCCGTACCGGCCTGGTCGAACTGGCGACCGCGGCCGAGGCACAGGCCGGAGTCGATGCCCTCCGGGCCGTGCATCCCGCAGGCCTGGCAGCCGCACTGGACGACGTCGCCGCGGTGAATGCGGTCTACCGCAACCCGAGCCCGAGGCAGTGTGTGCTCTCCAGTGCGGTCGATGCGAACGGGCAGCCGGACTGGCTGGTGAACGGCGGGACGGAGGTCACTGCCACCGGGGCGGTCACGCCGATCGTCGTCTGTTTCGCGGCCGGGTTCGACGAGGGCGGGGCAAAGGACTGGATCGCGAAGATCACCGGTGCCCTGGCCTGGACCGGACTCACGGCCGACAGCACCAACTACCTGTACCTCGATCTGAACACCGGGACCCTGGCCGTCACGACCGGACATACGACGACAAAACCGGAATACGCGTATGCGAAGGGATCGGCGGCCGGGGACTACTACATTATTCCCCAGGGAGTGATGTACGACTCCGGCGACTCGGCGATCGTGCGGCTCTATGTCGGCGAGGCCGTGGACACGGCCGGGGCGGTCACGGCCCTGGTGCAGTACGCACTCGGCGGGGCCTTTGTGTCGCCCTGGATCGGACTGTCCGCGGGCATGCCCCTGGCCTGGAACCACAACCTCGGGACCGTGCCGATGTCGGCCGGGCTTCAGGTCCGGTTCGAGGCCGGTACGCCGACCGGAGTGTCGGGGGTCACGATCGCGGCGGGCGATGTGGTGATCCCGGCCGGGATCGATGTCGTGGCCTCCTCGTCGTACGCGTGCTCTCACTTCAACAGGATGACGCACCTTGTCGCGGAGAGCGCCTGGGGCGGCACGGTCCTCCTGCCGAAGTCCACCTCTCCGTATGTCACGTGGCCGACCAACGTCACGCAGCTGGCCGTGCGCGCGGTCTTCCGCAGGGGGTGGTGATGGCGGTTGCCTCGATAGCCGACTTCTCGGGCGGGCAGAACACGGTCCTGTCGCCCGACAAGCTGCCCATGGGCACCGGTGTGCTGCTGCGCAACGGCAACGTCCGGGGTCGTGCCGTGCAGTCGATCGGCGGCCTGGCGGAGACCGGCGAGACCTCGCCCACGGCGTTCGGGCACTACGGCACGGCCGAGCGCTCGGCGGTCCGCTGGTACGACCGGCACTACTGGACGGTGAACGGCGCTGTCCCGGCCTACGGCGGCAGCAGTTACGCGCCGGGGATCGCGCCGCTGTCCGCAGCACACCTGGCGGCGGTCACGCTCACGCCGGGCGGCGCCGGGGACCTGGACGGCGAGTACCGGTACGCCTTCACGTGGCTGAACCCGGACGGCTGGGAGTCGGCACCGGCGGGACCGGGCGAGACCTGGTGGCGGACCGCGACCGCATCGAGCGCCGCGAACATCGTGCTCGACGGCTTTCCCGCTCTTCCCGCGGCCGGATGGAAGATGAGGATCTACCGGACGATCGGCGGCGGGGGCGACTTCTACCTGGCCGCGGAGCGGTCCGTGGTCACCGCCTTTACCGACTCGACGGTCGACAACGACCTGCTGCTGCAGCCCGCGCTCGAGACGCAGAACGATCATCCGCCGCCTGACGGGGGGCGGTACCTGACCGAGGTGAACGGGGTGTTCTTCGCGGCCGTCGGCGACCGGCTGTACTTCAGCCGCCAGGGCAACCCGCACGCCTGGCCGGGCCTGAACTGGATCGGGATGGACGCGGCGGTCACGGCCCTGGGCGAGGCCTTCGGGAACCTGGCGGTCTGGACCGCGAACGAGTTCCGGATCGTGACCGGCGCCGAGAGCCCGGCCACGATCGCGCAGCAGACGATCGGCCCCCAGGGCTGTCCGGACTGGCGCACGCCCGCGCAGCTGCGCGAGGCCCCGGTCTGGCAGAGCAATGACGGGATCTGCACCTGGGACGGCTCGCAGATCCTGCTGCTGAGTTCGCAGCGGGTCGAGCCGCCGGTCGGTGAACTCGGGGTCGTGGCTGATGACTGCTACTGGCTGTTCCACTCGCGGGGCGCGCTGATCTACGACGCCCGGGGGCCGGGCATCTGGCGCGAGACGGATGTCCCGTGCGAGTACGCTTTCTATGCGGCCGACGAGGACCTGCTGTGCCTGGTTCAGGCCGACGGCTGGGTCCGGTCGTTCGGCGGCGGGGCGCCGCTCCGGTTCGAGTGGCGCAGTCCGGTCCTGTCGGGCGAGAGCACCCTGAGTCTCAAGCGCTACGTCCGGGTCCGGCTGAACTCCGACTGCGAAACGCGGGTGCACATCGCAACGGACCTGGGCCGGAGCCATACGGTCGAGATCCCCGGCGCGGGCCGCCGCGAGGCCCGGCTGCCGCGGAGCCTCTGCGGGGCCGGGGCGCAGGTGAGCGTGTCCGGGGTCGGGCTCCTGCGCGAGGTGGCCGTCGAGTTCGAGGAGGGAGCGCTGTGAGCATACCCGGTGCGATCAGGCGGTACATCGATGCGGCGCTGGCCAGACTGCGCCGGGAGCTGATGGAGTACGTGGAACGCAGGCTGAGAGAGGAGCTGCACTGATGGGTGGCGGATCACAGGAATCTTCATCGGGCGACACCGCTCTGAGCCGGGCCCAGGCCGAGATCCTGAAGGCGCGCGAGGAGCAGTACCAGGCCTACTTCTTCCCGGAACTGCTCTCGCAGATGGAGCAGAACCGGTCGCCGGGGGCGGTCACGCCGACGCTCGCGGCGGGGCGGAAGGCCCTGGACTCGGCGGCCGGGAGCGCGAAGTCGCAGCTGACCCAGTCCCTGAACCAGCGGGGGCTGGCGGGCTCCGGGGTCGAGACCCAGGGGCTGGTGGCGCTGGAGTCCTCGAAGATGAGCGCCCTGGCCGACATGGCCGCGAAGGCCGAGCAGGAACGCCGGAACAGGGCTCTGAACCTGCTGCAGATGGGCGGAAGCCTGAGTCCGAGCCCGACCCAGGCCGCACCGCTGAGTCAGGAGAGCAAGGGCTGGAGCTTCAGTCTCTGATGCGGATCACCAGGCTCAACGGCGACCGGTTCACGACCCGTACGATGGCGGCCGCGCTGCTGGACCCGGAGGTCCTGCCGCGGCTCGATGCCAGGCTGCAGACCTTCTCGGGGCTGGTGGAACTGCTGGACGGGATCCGCTCCGGGATCATCGAGGCCTACGGGATCTCCGATGCGGGCGAGGTCCTGGGCATGGGCTGGGGATGCCTGACGGGGAACCCCGGCGAACGCCTGGCGCACGTCGCGTTCCGACGCCACGCGCCCGCACTGGAGATGCTTCGGATGATCGAGACGGTGACCGGAGCGCGGACACTGGTTGCGGACATCCCGGCCGAGAGCCGTGCGGTCCGTCTGTTCGTACGCCGGGCCGGGTTCCGGGATACCGGCCCCTCGCCAGGGGGCGTCGTGTTCTGCCGTGACGGAGACCTGCTCCCCTGTCATCGATGGGTGAAGGAGATCGAGCGATGCTGAATCTGATCCTCGCGGCCGCAATGCATGCGAAGGAGCGCAGGCAGAAGACCATGGCTTCTGTCCAGCAGCCGAACGCGGAGGCCACAGCGAGCGGACCCGGAACGACCGGAGAAGCCCCGGCACAGAGCGGCGGCATTGCCCGGAAGGTCCTGAGCGGACTCGGCGGTCCTGCCGGGGATGCCGCCGGGGGCGGGGTCGCAAAGGGACTCGGAAGGTATGCAGCCGACAGGTTCGCAGATACCCGGACCGGGAAACTGATCGGGGATGTCCGCGCCGGGGTTCGTGCGTCCGGGGAGAAGCGGGAAGCCGGAACCGGCCCTGCCGGGACGGCGCAGCAGTCTGCCGGAACGGAGTTCCGGTCCTTCGGCGATCTGTTCATGGAGGCGATCAATGGCCGGTCTCAGTAAGTACATCGGCGGAGTCGTGGCCGGGGTGGCCGAGAACACCAGGGCCGGACGGATCCTGCTTGAGCCGCTCGACTCGGTGACAACGTCCCGGGAGCGGGCGCTGGCCGTGGCCGAGAACGAACAGGCGCGGGCCGACGAGCGTCAGCGCTGGGCCCGGCAGGACCGGCGGTTCCTCACCGAGCAGCGGGACTGGGCCCGACAGGACAGGGCCTATGAGATGGAGCAGCGCGACCTGGCCGAGGCCCGGACACGCATGGCCACGGACGATCTGCTCCGGCAGCGCGCGAAGCAGGGCATCCAGGAAACGCGGATGCGCGGCCGCAGCCTGATGATGGACGCGGTCCGCGCGGCGTTCCCCGATGCCGAGGCCCTGACCGACCAGGTGCTCGCCAATGCCTTCGATCAGAACAGCGCCGCCGATCAGTACCTGGACATCTTCACGGCCTTCCGGCTCCGGCAGGACCCGCGCCGCGGCACCGATCCGGCGGCGCAGGAGGTCTACGCCGAGTTCCTTGAGAGCGAACGGCTCCGGGAGATCGAGGTCGACGGCCGTCCGTTCCTCGAGGACCTGAACACGGGCGAGCGCTTCGCCATCGATGAGGAGTCGTTCGTCGAGCTTCACAACGAGATCGGTGCACAGGCCGCGCGGGAAGTGGCCGCCCGGATCAACCTCAGTACGGCGAAGGACTCGCTGAACGGACGTGCGTTCGCGGGCAAGGCCATGGCGTACCTGCAGGCCGATCCGGAGGACAGCGCCGAACGCGCGGCCGCGCAGGCCCGGGCTTTCTTCGAACGGTTCACGCCCGAGCAGCTCAGGACCCACTACCTGGCCGCCTCGATCGGTGAGTACCTGGAGAACCCCGGCGGGTACATGAGCGACTCCGGCGGCGAGCTTGCCGCCCAGCTGCAGTTCCTGGCCCAGCGCATGGGGTTCGAGTGGGAGCAGGCCCAGGACGGGCAGATCATGGTCAGGCAGGGGGGCGGCTATGCCCTGGGAGAGGACGGCGCCTATCATCTCCAGCCCGGAAGCCTGGTGCCGCTGACCGAGTTCCATAGAGACCTGTCCGCCCGTGACGTGGTCGGCCGGGCATGGCAGGACGAGGCCGAACGCCTGCGGCTCCGGGCCGATCCGATGCTCCGGGCCGTGGACGAGGCGAAGGCGCACGTCGAGCGCCTGCTGCAGTCCGGGGTTTCGCTGGAGGATGCGCGCAAGGCCTGGAAGGAACTGCTGGAATCGGACCCGGACTGGGACGGGACCCAGGCCCGGATCCGGGGACTCGGCGGGTTCCCGGAGGAGGAGTTCGGATACTACGCCAGGATCCAGGAGACGACCGAGGCGATGCGCAGGGCCGACGCTGAACGCAGACGCGAACGGCCCTCGGGTCCGCTGCCGCCGCCGGAACCGGCTCCCGCCGCACCGATCCTGCGCGATATCCCCGACCGCCGGTTCCGCGGTGCACGAAACGGATCCGGCAGGCTTGAGCAGTACCTGCCCATCAGATGAGGTGACCATGCCCGTCGATCGCCGGAAAGTCGAAGAGATCTACGAGCGCTTCGGCCTCATCCCGCCCGAGCGCGACGGGATCATCCGCGAAGGACTGCAGGCGACCGCGGGCGCGGTCGTCGATGTGGCCGAGGGGTTCTCGAAGACGGCCGCGGAGCTCGGGGCTCCGTCCCGGCGGCTCACCGGATGGCTTGCGGACGTCAAAGCCCGCAATCAGCACTGGCAGCCGTACACCGGTTACCGGCCCGGGAACCTGCTGGACCTGCCGGGCGTGTCCCGGACCCTGGCCACCGGGGTCACACAGTCCGCAGGGTTCCTCGGGGCCGGGGCTGCGGCTACCCTTGCGGGCGGACCCCTGGCCGGAGCGGCCGCGACCACGGGCGTGGCCTTCGCCCAGATCTACGGGCGCGAGGTCGAGGAGTTTCAGAGTCAGATGGAGGACCAGGAACTCGCGAAGACCCTGGCCGCGTTCAGCGCTCTGGGCCAGGCGGCGATCGAGGCGGCCCTGGGCCCGGAAGCCATGGTCCGGGGGATCGCCAAGAGCATCGCAGCCGGCGCACTCCGGCAGACGACCCGGAAGCTGGGCCGGTCCGTGGTGATGAAGGCCGTCAGGGGCGGGGTCGAAGAAGGCCTTGAGGAGGTCTTCCAGGACTACGTCTCGAATCTGGCCAGGGGCATGGGCGGGGTCGAGGTGCCGCAGGCGTCGTTGCGTGAGTGGTGGGACACGTTCGCGGCCGGTGCCGTCCCCGGCGCTGTGATGGGCGGCGGCGCGCAGCTGGTGCAGAACAGCCTGGCGCCGCGGCAGGCCGTGGACGCGGACGTGCCCCCCCCGCCGTCGGAAGGGCCTGAGATCGAAACCGACCTGGTGGCCCGGATCAACGCCGAGCGCGAGCAGGCCGGACTGCAGCCCCTGGCCGGGGACAGCTATGCCGCCGACACAGAGGTCGATGATCAGCGGCAGGCGGCCGAGAGGATTGCGGACGCGCTCGGGATCCGGGTCCGGTTCGTCCGGCCGACCAACCCGGAGGCCGCGTTCTGGAACGGCCGGGCCGAGGGTGACACGCTCTACCTGGCCCGGGCTGAGAACCTGAACCCGGTCCAGCAGACCCTCGGGCACGAGTTCGCGCACTACATGCACCGGGTCGCTCCCCGGCTCGCGCAGCAGTTCTCCGACTATCTCCAGACCGTGGCCGAGGACTACCCGGCCTACGCCGAGAAGCTGGCCGATCTGCGGAAGCGCATGCTGAACGCGACGACCGACAGTGCTCTGACTGCCGAGGAGTTCACGGCGGATGTCATGGGCGAGATGTTCCTGGACACCGGGTTCTGGGAGATGCTCGGCAGTCAGGATCAGACGATCGCGCAGAAGGTCATGCAGTACGTGATCCGGTTCCTGGACACCATGCGGCAGAAGCTGACCGGGTCCGAGGAGATCCGTGCGCAGATCGAGAAGCAGATAGAGGGCGTCCGCCAGATGGCCGCGCAGACCGTGGCCGGGTACCAGGCCGGGAGGCAGGCCCGGGCCGAGACGGTCGAGGCGGGGCCCGATGCCCGGGCCGAAACGGCTGAGGTTGCGGCAGATGCCCAGGCCGCGGCACCGGAGGCAGAGCAGTTCACCGGCGAGGAGGACTTCCAGCAGTGGCTCCGGGAGGGCGAGGCTCGTCGGGCAACCGAAGCGACAAGGGAACGCGGAGAGCAATCCAGGGCCTACCAGCGCATGCGGGCCTTCTGGGGCGGCTACACCGGCGAGGGCCTGCCCGAGAGTCAGCGGACGCAGGAGCAACGCGACTACGAAGCCCAGCTTCGCAGGAAGGCGCAGTACTTCGGGCTGAGGGCCGACGACGACCTGGGCAAGGTCATCGACCGCCTGGCGGATCGTGAGGCCCGGAGCGGGCGCAGGGATGCGAGGTTCAGTCTCGCGGAAGAGCGGGCAGGGAATGAAGACCCTTCTCAGGATCAGCGGGACACCGCAGGCGGCACAGCCGGTCCTGGAGCTGCGCCGGGCGAGCGGCAGCCGCCGGAGGTCAGGCAGAGACAGCGGCGGCGCTTCGGCAGCGACCTGGTCAGGATCGGGGACCTGCGCTACTCCCTGAAGGACCAGGTCTACGCATCACCGGACTACGAGGGCACGGAGTTCCAGTCGGTCAACAACCGGGTCAGCAAGGAGGTCGAGGTCGTCGAGCGTCTGCTCGGACCTCTCCCCGAGGCCGTGGTGCAGTTCGTGCCGGGAGCCGGAGGGAAGCCCGTCAGATGGGCGAGTCCTGTCGATCTGATGCAGGTGATCTATGACCGCCGCGAAGGCCTCGGTGCGGCAATGCGTGCAGAGGATCCGGTCGCCGGGGCACAGGCGCTCGGGCTTCTCAGCGGTCCGCAGGCGGACAGGCTCCGGCAACGGATCGGGGACAGGCGCCTGACCGTGAAGGAGATCCGGAAGCTTCCCGTCGACCGGGAGTCCAGACAGCTGCTTGAGGAGGTGTTCAACCTCCAGAACGCGACCGATGTCCTGAGCGACAACGGCAAGGCGGGGATGTCCGCAGACTTCCTGCTGGCCACCTGTCACCCGACCACACCGTGCAAGGAGTGCTACGCCGCCAAGGCATACATCCGCATGAGTTCGGTTCGGAAGGCCTTCCGCAACACGGTGATGATCCTGACCGATCCCGAGGGCTGGGCCGATGCCATGGCGAAAGAGGCCGCGAGGAAGAAGCGGCATGACCTGCCGTTCATCCGGCTTCTCGGCTCCGGGGACCTGACCGTCACGGAGATGCGCGACGGCTTCAATGCCCTGGCCCGGAAAGCGGACCGGCCGATCCAGATCTTCAGCAGACATCACGATTTCCTGGGGCAGCTGGAGGGCACCTCGAGGGCTCCGTTCATCAAGATGGGATCCCTGGACGCGGAGCTCTACCGGCACTACGGGCCCGAGTTCCTCGAAGCGAACATGGCCGAGCGGGGAATCGCCAACTGCTGGCTCTACACCGACGAGAGCGAGCAGGCCGCCCTCCGGGACCTGGCCGACCGGGACGCCCTGGCTCTGGTCCTCTCCGCGAGCCATGACCTGCACGAAGGACTGCCGCCCGACCTGCAGATGAAGTCGTGTCCCTGCGACGCGGGTGCCCGGCCGTACCATGCCAGCTGCCGGTGGTGCGCTCTGGCGAACGGCGGATGCTTCATGGCGTTCTCGGACCGTGCGATCGACAGGACCGGACGCCTCTGGATCATCGATCAGGCCCCGGACGATGTCGAGCTCTTCCCGGTGACGGCGTTCACCTCAGGGACCGCAACGCCCAGAGCCTGGGCCGCCATCGCCGGCACCTACGTCAGGAAGAGCTCGGACCTGGTCAAGGCCATCAACCTCCCGGCTTTCAGGAAGGGTGAGAAGAAGACTCTGGCCCTGAAGGACCTGCGCCGTGACGGCGACGTGATGTACCTGGGCACCGAGACGCTGGAAGACGGCCGCGTCGTTGCGGTCATCGAGCGCGGCGGGGAGCGCTTCGGAAAGAACGCCGTACGTGAGCAGGCCGCCTTCTTCCCGACCGAAGAGGATGCACGCGAATGGATCGCGCAGAGGGGCGAGGATTTCGTGGCCCACATGCGCGCGATCGAACGCCGGATCCGGAAAGGCGGCACCTTCTTCCTGCCGGACAGCGAGATCCAGGAGGGCGTCGTGTACCGCGGGTTCGAGCCGGTGCAGGACGAGCACGAGGCCGGTGGAATCCGCTCGATGGACGAGGGAACGTTCGCGGTCGGGGACATCCGCTACTCTCTGGCCAATCCCGCCCGGGACAGGCTCGCACGCGAGGCCGTGGACTACGTCGACCGGATCCGGGCCGCGGAAGGACTCCCCGGCCGTCAGACCGTGGCCGAATGGCAGGCAGAGGCCGACGACCGGATCGCGGGCAGCGGCGATCAGCTCTGGGAGGACCTGGCCGCCGGGCGTCTGAACATGGACGACCCGGTCAACACCATGACCGCGAAGCGCCTGATCGATGAGCGGGCCCGGATCGATCTCTCCCAGGACTCCGAGACGCTGCGCAGGACCGTGGCCGCGGTCAAAGCCTACAGGGCCGGACGGTCACAGATCGCCAGGGCCATGCGGGCGGGGTTCGATCCGGTCCGGCCCGCCGACCCGCAGTCGACGTACGAGGCGGTCATGGCCCTGATCCGGGCGGCGTTCCTCGATCCCGGCGATCTCGACCCGGCCGACATCGATACAATCCGGGAACGCCTGGAGAAGGCGCGCAGGGCCCTGGCCGAGCAGGGGATTGATCTGGACAACCTCTCGCCCGAGGACGTGGCGCGGCCCGAGGACCGGGCGCGGATTGTCCGCGCGATCCAGACGGCCAAGGCGGGCCTCGGGGACATGGCGTACGAGTGGTGGATCAACGGTCTGCTCAGCCTGCCCGCCACGCACGCCGCCAACATCCTCGGCAACACGGTCTATGCGGTCTCCGAGCTGACCCTGCAGCGCGCGGTGGAGGCAACCCTGAACCTGGCCGCGCGGAAACAGAACGCCGCGACCTGGGGCGAGTTCCGGGCCATGACCGACGCCTCCCGCGGCAGTCTGCGCACGGCGTTCCGGAACGCCGCCCAGGCCTGGGAGACCGAGAGGCCGGTGATCGGCTACGGCCAGAAACTGGAGGGCGGTCCCAGAGCGGCCATCCCCGGCAGGTTCGGCCGCGCGGTCCGGACTCCGGGGCGGGCTCTGCTCTGGGCTGATGAGTTCGCCAAGTCCCTGCTCGTGCCCATCGAGGCTGCGGCGTTCGCCCACCGTCAGGCGAAGGCCGAAGGCCTGACCGGCGATGCGCTGAGTGCCAGGGTGCGCGAGCTGGCCGGGAATCCGGACGGCGACGCCGTGGCGCATGCTCAGAACCGGGCTCTCGAACTCACGTTCCAGAAGCGCCCGGGCGCCGTGGTCGGGTACCTGCTCAACCTTCGTGCCCAGGGCGGCATCGCGGGGAACCTGGTGAAATACACGCTCCCGTTCCTGACCACGCCCTCGAACATCCTGAAGACCTCGCTGCGCAAGTCGCCCCTGGGCACTCTCTCGTTCACGGCCCGTCTGGCCACCGGCGGCTACCGGGGCGACGCCGACCGCGCGATCCACGATGCGGCCGAGCAGATCCTCGCATGGGGTGCGGTGGGGGCCCTGGCGTCGCTGGCCGGGGGCGACGACGACGAACCACTGATCACGGGCGCGGCCCCGCGCTACGGGACCGGCGAGTATGAGTTCCGGCAGCGGGCCATGCCGCCGATGTCCGTGCGGATCGGTGACCGCTGGTTCTCCTACGCCCGGATCGAGCCGTTCGCCGGACCGATCGCCCTGATCGTCGACGCGATCGAGGGCATGCGCATGGCCCGGAACGGCGCGGAGGGCGAGCGGGTTCTGCGGCATGTCATGAACAGTGCCACCCAGAACATCCGCGACAAGACGTTCCTCCAGACCGTCGGCGACCTGGTCCGGGCAACCGAGGATCCGCGCAGTGCCGGACGGCTCGCGTCGTCGTTCGTGGCGTCCTGGATCCCCAACGCGGTCCGGGGAACGCTGCGCCGTCTCCAGTCCGAGGTCCCCAACCGCAGGAACTACGGCCGCGGCTTCGACTACTGGAAGCAGCAGTTCAGCGAACAGATCGCTGTTGAGGCCGGACTCGTACCGGCCCAGCCGAAGGTCGACGTCTGGGGCCGGGAGATCCCGAAGAGCGAGAGGCTCGGCTACGTGACGGATGTGGTCTGGCGCCTGACCAGTCCTGTCTACACCCACGCCGGGCCGGTCGACCCGCTCGACCGCCTGCTCTGGAACTGGAATCGGGAGCATCCGGAGGAGGCCTACTGGCCGGGGAACCCGGGACTTTCTGTCACTGTGAACGGTCAGCGACAATGGTTGAACGCGCGTCAGCACCTGCAGTACTCGAAAACTGCAGGCCGGACGGCGAGGAAACGTCTCGACCGACTGGTCCGGGCCGGGAGACTGAGCCCGGACAGCCCGACCGACCGGGACATCGCCATCGTCAGACGGGAGCTGGCCCGGGCCCGGGCCGCGGCGCGCAGGGAACTCATCTCCCGACCGGGCCGATGAAGCCGGGTCACTGCAGGGAGGCATCCGAGAACGATGCATAGACTCTCACCTTTCGCCCCTCTGAACGTCACGATCGATGACACCGCCGGCGGCTCCGTACTGCTGGCGGCATGCGAGGGAGCCCGCACCGTTGAGCTGACCCATGTCTCCGGGGACCCGATCTGGTACTGCCATCCCGCGGAGACCCCCGAGGCAGGGAAGGGGTTCTGTCTGCTGCCGGGGACCCAGAAGGTGTACGACAGGGACTCCCTGCCCCTGGACGGGCTGGTCGCGATCTGCGCGGCCGGGGAGTCAGGCACCGCCTCAATCGGACTCGGATAAGGAGTGCCGCCATGGGCGTTGAGATCATCAGACCCGGCAGTCCGACACCGACGATCGTCGCGCAGCTGGTTGCCGCAGGAGGGGCCCTTACTGCAGGGGACGGCGTCGGCATCGTCGTCATCCCGGAAGCGCTGGACGGGCACAGGATCACCGGCATTCAGGCAGGGGTGGCCGCGGCCTCGACCAGCGGCGCTGTCACCCTGGACGCTGTAAACATCAGGACCTCGACCAGTCTGGTCAGTACGGCGTTGACCATTGATGAGTCAGAGTTCCATTCCATGAACGCGGCGACCCCGACCGTGGTGGACTCCAGTGCCGCAGAAGTCCAGTACGGGGACCGGATCCGCATCGATGTGGACGGTGCCGGGACGGGCGTTCTGGGGCTGTGGGTCGAGCTGCAGTTCTCAAGGTGAGGCAGAAATGGCATTCGTTGACCTATACGGAGATGTCACATACGGCAA